ATACAGCTTTTGTACCATTTACAGTTGAGTTTGCTGAACTCGCTACGGAGTTGATTGAGGATTGTGCAAATCCTGATAAATAACCAAGAACTTCTTGGTCATATTGGTCTTTAAGTCTGTAACCTGCTCTGTCACTTGCTAGTTGAGAGAAGTTTACGTGACTATGTGCTTCCTCTATGTCGTCAATTTTAAAAGCAAAATAGTTTGCTTGGTCAACGACTAAGCTGAAGTCTTCGTCATCAAGGTCTTGTGGTG